GTGGTTGGAGGGGCTAAGACGAAAGACTGGACAGCCGTGTTCTCTTGCTGGACGCCGATAACGCCGGTCATCGTGTCCATGTTCATCACGACGGTTTGCCCCACCGGGATGTCATATTCCATCACCAATTGGTATAGTCGCTTATCAAAGGGCCATCCCAAATCGTCCCAATCGTAAGCACGCCCCACTTGGATCTGAGCCAGAGGGACGACATTCAACGTCAACGAATAGAAGGAGCCTCCGCCTGTTGTCGTCCCAGAGATCCTTGTCTGGATGGCATAAGCTTCCTTGTGGTATCCACCCTGGATTGAATTGGGAATACGAACCCGATTGGGGTTGGGAACAATCGTAAAAAGCTCATCCTGCGTTGTCGAGAAGTCGTAGAACGTCTGGATAGTCACGATGTCGGTGGACTTCATCTCCAGGATGAGATCCGCAAATGTCTTGTTCGCGCTAGGAGCATTCGCCGTGAAGGCCGCTGGGGTCAAGGAATAGACGATAGCCTGCCCATCGTTCGGTGTATCCACCCAGCCATCGGACGTCCCAGACTTCTCTTCGTACAAGAAGGCGAATGTGTTTGGGCTTTTAGCCGCATAGAGGATTCCTGTCGTCTTGTCGTTGAACTGAGCCGTTATTCCAACAGGGGCTCCGTTGGCTAGAATGTCACTTAAGTCCTCAATGCTCCATCTTTTGAACTTCGTATGGTATCTGAGACGGTGTGGGACGCCAAGGGTGTCCAGGTAGGAGACGAACACCTCGTTGTCGTTGTACTCCATCGTAACTACGTCTGCGCCTGCCGTCCCAAGATGAGGCCGGGTGTCTATTGGGGAATAAGGACCAATCGTATGCCCGTTGAACAGCGGGTCTATGTCTTGGCTTCTCCAGGCGCTCATCCCCCCGCTCCATGAATAGATCCCGTCGTAAGACAAGTACCACAACTCATTGTCTGCCATGCACCATGCCTTAGTGGCCAACAAGCCCCTTTGGGCAGGGGTGGCAATAGGGGCCTCCATCTGGCCAGACGCCACAGCCACGTAGTACAGGTTGTTTAGGTTCATGCACAGAACCCCGCCAGAGAACTCCGTCATATTGACGATATAATTGGAGGGGGTTCCGACGTTGATGGCGTTTGCTACGTTCGTTGTGAGATTGATGATCGGAAAAGCTTCTGGCCTGCCAGTCTTTGACTGGTAAAGGACATGCGGATTGTTCGGATCGCCTGCAAGAAATATCGAATCAAACGCTTCTAGGGAAAGAGTCACGGGTTGGTTGGCAATAGCGTCAGCTTGGATCGTGATCGGGTTCGTAGCCGCGTCCGAATGGTCGTACTGGAGAAACAGCGTAACCGTCCCGCCGACTGCATCCACAGCCGCCAAGATCGACGTTTCTTGCGTCAGCGTGTTTATGCCCACAGTGAGAGGTGTCCCTACGGTCAGGCTTGCCAAAGAACCGGAGGTGACTATTACGTTCAAAACCGCAAGCGTATTGGCTACAGCCACAGTGGAGGAAGTCATTACCACTGGGGTTGGAAGAGCGCTCGTTACCGGCGTATCGTTGTCAAAGTCTACTAGATTGTTAATATCTATGCTCTGGTCGCTCTGCTGATCGCTGAAAATGACAGTCTCGCCAGCCCCAGGATTAGCAGCATAGCCGACAAACCGATAGTACGAGTCAGCAAAAGAGCCCCCAGCCCTGTAGACCGAAATGGAATTCTCCCCAGTTATCTGAGGATCGTCTGTCCCGTAGAGAGTTAAATCAACGCCTTGCCGTTGCGGGCTCACCGCCGCCGTTGGAATCATCAAGGCGCAGGGATTGCCTTCGGCCCCAGTAATGGGGTTACGGAACGTGAAAATGTAACTGTACGGCTGGAGGGGAAAGTCCGATGAAGTAGTAACCGCGTTTGGCCCAGCCCCACCGGCGATATAAATGCTGCTAATGCCAAGCTCGGGGCTTCCGGTTGGGACCGCAACGGTCTTATAAACGACCTGAAACCCAGTTACATTCTTCCACGAATATACCGGGTTCCCGGCATTCCCGACAGCCAGGAATTGAGACTTTGGAATACTAATCTCTGTCCAGACTGCGTTGCCTGAATCGGCAGCTTCAGCCGATACGGCAGCCAGTTCTTGGGCTTTAGCTTGAGTGATTTCCTGGCTGATATACGGAGTGTCGTTAAGGGCGCTCTGAGGAATGGTTGCTCCGATATTGCTGAGGTTCTGGGTAGAAGTCTGCGTACCCGTAACCTGCGGCTGGATCGCAGTTGGAAGGATTGATTTTTCATAATAGTCGGAGTTGCTATTGTTGACCAAGACTCTAAACCGGATGTCTGTATATTGAGCCGGGTCTGAGGCGTAGACCGAAATGTGAACAAGATCATCCGTGGAATAGCCAGTTGACGGGATTCCGTCAAAAGAAGCATCTAGCGCTATGTCCATCGTCGCAAGCGTTACGAAGTCACTTGAACCAGTGTCCGTATCTAAATCCTCTGCCGCTTGGATCAAGGCCCCGACATTGGGTATATCTTCCAGATACACGCTGAAGGTAGTCGAATCGCTGGAGAGAACGGGAGCGTATTGAGTGTAGGCTGGAACCCCTCCAATAGCCGGAGTTACGATCTGCAACAGCATCCCCACGTTGATCCCAGACATAGTAGACGGGGTGATGGTGATGTTCCCTGGGACTGTCCCGCTAGCCTCTGCGACGGACATATAGGGCAATCTGCTTATGTCTGAGCCTACGGCTAAGTTGTAAACCACGTCCATGTCTGGAGGCAGTAACGTGTACGCGCCCAACGCTGCCTGGACTGGTTGCACTGGAGGCAATATCCCCCACTTTTGAAGTCCCGGCGAAGCTGTGGCTGGGTTTATCCCGCTATCCTTCAGCATCGCGCTGGGGCAGGCAAAGTACTGGTAGGGGAGTCCGCTAGACCCAGCAGAATAGGAGATAGCGCTGAATCTCTGACGAGCGTAAGCGTCCGATGGGGCTACGCCAGTTGCAATCTCATTCCAATCTCCGCCGTTGATCCGAGACCAAATGTTCACATCCTCGCCAACATATAAGATTTCCTCCCCCAAGTCCCCTACGTGCAACGCAGAGATTGAATGGATGACCGGAGCTTCGTCGAAATCCTGTTGCCATTCGTCAGCCCTGGTGATCTTCTGACTCCCCGCCCTAACCGTGATGTTCCCCTCCTGGACACTGACAACATTGGTCAATTCGCTGTAATGCGACTCGTCCAACAGGGCCGGGTCCTGCTTCAGTTGGAGCCCGCCATTGGGGAAAGCACGGGAAATAGGTTGGAGGTCAGCCATGTTGTCTTAGCTCATTCTGGCCTTGAGGTAGCTATTCCCTGGAGCTGACGTGACGATATAGACCCCGCCGACAGGTACTCCTGCCGTCGCTGCGCCTGCATCGCTTGCCGCCATGACGAAGGGAGAGACGGTTACGCCAGGGCCTACTCCAAGAACAGTCGTAGTGGCAGGACCGGCGACAGTGACCATCATGAAGTCTTCGACGACGATCCCTCTGAAAGTAACGGTGATGGCATCAGGCATTGGCTTGCTCCGTGTAGATGTTGGCCATAATTGCTCCTGCTAAGTTCACACCTTCAGCATACCGCGCTTGGCAATAGGTGGCTTTCTGTTCGTCTTTCAATTCGCTGTTTGTAGAAAAGATCCTGGAGAGTATCCCATACTTCAAGTAGCACTGGAACGAAGCGGGGATTAGCTGAATATACGTCGGATCGGTCGGGATGACATTCCCAATCATCGTCAGATTCCCAGTGGAGCATACCATGTCGGCATACACCCCGTACCCAGTCCCGGCTGCTTCTAAATATGGATTCCCAATGGCTTCGGCAAACACCCCGTAACCAGGGGTAGACGGATTGGCCTGGATGTCGAAGTCAACCGCGCCAGACGTAGAGGCGGGCACGCCATAGCCCTGATCGTAGGTGTACGTCAACTCTCCTTCCACGTTTGGCATAGGGCTTAGTTGGATCTGATTGACTGGGACTTCATCTTCCTTGAAGGACTGTGGCTGGTTGAACTGCGTCGGCCACGAAGGGTCGGAATTGTCCAAATAGAACCCGCTCGTCCGGTTGATGTGCGTCTGCCCCGCAAGCGCTTCGTCAATCTCCCCCAGTTGATCGGGCTTCGTGTATGTGTCCACGCCGACCAATAATGGGACGCAGAATACTTTTTTGATGATCTGAGTCTTACTCAAGAAGTCCGTTACAACCTCATTGGCGATAGCGTAGAACTCACTATCTGTAATCAGCCCTAAAGTAAGACCTCCATCTTCAAGCAAAACATTGGAGCACTGTTTGTAGATAACGTAGAGTTCCGACGTGAGCCGAGTTTGAAAGATCTCGACGTATGGGTTCGACGTGCTCATACGCACTCCAGAAAAAGATTCTTCGTATCCTGATTGCGGGCGGCTCCAATGCCTTCACGCTGGCATTCTGCCGCCGCCGATGCCCAATTCTGTTGCAGCACAGCCGCCGCAAATCTCGGAAAAGCCCGAAAGCTTCCTAGGTTGAATACCATGTCGTAGAGGCCCAATTGGGCTGACTCAGGATAAGACTTAAACTTTGGGAAAGTCTGGATCAAGACAAGGTAGAAGTGAGCCACATCCCCCATTAGGAGATTGTTGATTTTGCTGTCTGATAGCGTCAGTGCCTTGTATTCCTGGTTGCTGGATTTGACAAAGCCCCATCCGTTGACGACATCCTCCTCTGAAGCCGTCTCAAGATTGGCGTCTGAGAACCCTAACTGCGTTGCGGCATCGGGCGAGGGGATCATGTGCCCTACCCCCACGGTGACGTTCCCTGCTGTATCGGGATACATCCATGCTTTGCGGCCCTCATGGGTAGAGAGCATGGCGATCAGCTTTGCTTGGAATTCATCTGTCATGTTTTAGCCTGCTGGGCTTCCGGTAAGAAGTAGCGCGGTTGCGTCAACCCCTTCCAAATTGTCATCTTCTTGTTGACGGACAGGTACTTCTGATAGTCCGTCGATCCGTGTGCAAAGATAGTAGAGGACTCCTTCAGCATGAGAGTATGTGCCGCCAGAAAATCAACGGCGCTGGCGTACTCGTTGGGAAGATTAAGGACGTCCGTATCGGCCACCAATGGGACCGGCTCCATCACTCCAGTTACCCTGATGTCACAGCCACCAAGGGAATCAGCGGGGTAGATCCCGAACTTTGTCAGACCACACGGGACCCAATAGGAAACAGGAAGCCCCACACTGCTGGTTGTGTCTGCCGTCCAATTGGGATAAGAAGCGCCCAATTGCCAAAGCGTCGTCGGTTGAAGGTACATACCCTCAAAGGTGACGCGCAGGGGGATGATGATCTGAGCGGGGGTGTCGTACCAGATTCGGTTGGCCTGAGACCACCCTGGAATCTGGAATGTGCCTTGGATGAAACCCGTGGAGAGGTTGACGACCTGAAGAGCCTCATTAAGCGCACTAGCCACTTCGGACGGCTGGTAAAGTAATGTGTTGCCATCCAGCCTGGAATAAACCCGTGCTTTCAATGCCCCGAGAGTGACAAGCGGCACTAAGCACCTTTTTTTCGCTCAGAGGTTTCCGGCTCTGGGCAGTCGAACACCCGGCCCTTGGAGAACGTAGAAGCCCCAGGCGAGTTCATCTGCGTGTTGAACAGTTCCCGGCCCATTGCCTCACGATCAAGCCATCCGGCTGATCTAACCATCGACTTGCGTTCGCTTTCGTTGTAGGTGTCTGACTGGGCCATGCGTTGAAGGATCTCACCTTCAGGCTCCACTGGGACCGCCTGCGGAGAACGAAACTTGTCGAACGTGGACTCGCCGTTGTCTGGTTTACGCTGCATAATACCCTTTCTTTTATCAGTCTTTACGATGAGCCGCGCGCCACGCGGAATCTTCACGATCATGCTCTTCCAGTTTGCCGCGAACGCGCGCCTGTTCTTCCCGCAATCCGAGGAGGTCACGGCCCATAGTGGCTTGGTCTACCGACATCCTGCCGAGCATTTCGGTGTGCGTAGCAATCTGCTGAGAGAGACTACCCCAAGAGGCAGCCATGCCTACTACCAGGACGATGATCGTAATAATCTGTCCAGGATTTAGGCCCCATTTAATAGGGGATGGCTCCGTCTTGTAAGCGTTATCTGGCATCAATTTGTTTTCTCCAATCAAGCGGGCCGAAGACCCGCCGAATTACTTCCACCTTGTCGGGCTGGTCTTGGCCGTCAGGTGGCATCACGGGGTTGCTCCTCTAATGGGGATCAGATAGCGCAGGGAGAGAGAGACCACCAACGCGATAAAGAAGGCGACAACAGCCTGCTTGCCAAGAAAGTTATTACGGAAATCGTTCAGTTCCTTGACGGCTTTCTGAACATCCTTGAACTCCGCCTCGCAGGACGACCACACCTTATCTACTCGCTGGTCAAGGTAACTGCGTGTCTCTCGGGTCTGAGATTCAATAATTAAGCGAATCTCTTTGAAGTTGTTTTCCACGACTTCGCGGAGTGCGTATGTGTCCTGGATTTTCTTTACCCGTTCCGCTTCGTTGTTCAACGACTCCAGCCGCCTGCTTAGCTCGGTTCGTGCCAGTTCAAGGGCTCGCGAGGCAGATTCAAGTCGCAACAGAAACTCCGCCTGGAGTGCTGAAAGTTTTAGCCCAAACTGGCATTGCAAGGCAGCATGTTCTCTCTTCTCTGCTGCTTCTATCACGGATAGGCGTGTGGTTAGTTCCGAGATGCTTTGTTCTGGCATTTATGTATTCTATCCTTTATGCTCTATCAAGGATGCGGGGCCAAGGCCATTAGCAAAATCAGGATCGTCAGAATATGGCCGACAAGATTATTAGTCAGTTTGATTTCTGGCATACTTACTTCTTTTCCGGCTCCTTCGCGGAAGCCTGAGGTGGTTCGCTGGCCGTTCCAGTGTGCGTGTCCACTATGCATTTATCGCTGAGTTTTAAGGCGACACAAATATCTCGGCGCGCGGCTTCGTAGACTGGCTGTAAGGTTCGCATCGTTCCCTGAGCCTCCTGCTGGCAGGAGCGGGCTTCCGCTTGCGCTGCACGAGCCTCCGCTTCAACCGCCCGCAGTTCTGCAAACTTCAGAGCCACGCGGTATTCATCCAACGTCTTTGGATTGGTGGGGATCGGCTTGGGAGACTGCGCCAGCAGCATTCCACCGATCAACAGAGAGAGGGCCAACCTAATCATCAGAGATTCCTTTCAGACAGAACCAAGCCATGAGGAGATACGCCCCAACAACCAACGCGATCTGTTCTAGAACGGGCATTTCCACGTCCCGGCACTTTTGAACGCCCACGCTCCGGTACCGCTCCCGGTACAGGAGGCCCCAACCGTGCAGTCGGAGCAGTAGGTATAGAACCCATTGGCCTGCGTTGAAAGGGTGGAGTAGGTAGTCCCAGCGAGGAACGCCGTTCCATCCGAAAGGATCGAAAGCAATGTGGCGTATGTGGACGGGGGCGTAAAACTCTTCACTGCAAACGCCGTCAGGCCCGCAGCAGTATCCATCACCAGCTCGGAGCCGCCCTTGAGCGGGTCGCCGTTGGTGGTTCCGTAGAATTGGATGTACGCGCCGGTGGGCGCAAGACCGACGCTATCATAGGCGCCCACGACCATTCGAGATGAGGTGTAAGAATCCGATACAAATGCGAGCCCAGCCTGATTCAGATTGTAACTCGTGGCTGTCATCGAAAAGTCCCAGTTGAGCGCGGCGTAGATCGCGCCTGTGCTGTCCCGCCATGTGGTCAATGGGGTTGTACTTTGAACTCCCGTGGATGTGATAGCAAGTTGCGCAGGATTGGGGGAACTGGCCGCGCCAATCCCCAACATATACGGTGCGCTGGCGGCAGGGTAGCCGATTTGCGTGTTTCCATAATCGTCCATGTAAAAGAACGTCTGTAGGGATGCTGCTACCCCAACGCTGGGATTGA